CACAATCGAATCGTTGATCATTTCGTGAATACGCCGCCGGTATCTTGCGGGTTGTTCGGGATCGTCAGGAAGGTGATGCCGGAAATCTGCGGGTCAACAACCTTGTTGGCCTGCGCGATGGCGGTCCACTTCTCCGGATCGCCGCACTCGGTGGCAGCGACGTCGTAGAGGGTGCCGCTGCCGACCGCAACCGTGCGCACGTTCGGACCACCGTTGATCAGGTTCAGGTTCGACGAAATGCGCCCTGTGACCGACTGCAGGTTATACAACGCCGACGACTGAGTGAAGGCGGTCACTTGCCCGGTCAGCCTGGCCGCTTGCTGCGCGATAGGGTTGTTTGGCAGAATGCCGCCCAGCGTCGTCACGTTGTTAATCGTGTTGGTGGCGCTTGCGATCAACGTGTTGACACGCGCAACGACGGCCGTCACAGGCGCCAACACGCTGTTGATCGTCTCCTGCGTCGCCTTGGCAAAGTCGGAAACCTGCTTGATGGCGTCGTCCATCCTGTTCAGCAGGTCGGATAATGTGCCGTCGCCTATCTCGGCGCCCAGGCCCTGTGCCGTCGCCGAATCCTCTCCGATAGGCGTATCAAAATCAGACAGTGGAAAGCTATCCTGCGGCTGGGTAAAGTCCTTGACCACCTCCAGCTCGATCGTGAACGTGATCCGATATGCCTTTTCCACGTTGAAGCGGAAACGGCGGATGACCACGCTGTACGAGAAGTCGAAGAAAGTCAGTGGCAGCGCATTGCCCTGTACGCGCAGCGTGTCCAGGTAACGGGCGCGTTCCAGCGCGGTTTGGCCTGTGAAAATGCCGCTCCACTCGATCGGATCGTCGTCGCGCCCCATCGTGCGGATGGCGCGCGCACCACCCGGGAACTTGTGAATGACCATGGCCTGAGACCCGCCGAGCGGAATGCGCTCAGGGACCTCCATCCCGGTGAACTGGAAATCACCGAGATAAAGAGTTGTATCTGCCATTTTTACCGACCGCCTACAGTACGGGGGTTCATTGATCCATCGAAGGAATTCGGGCCGGTTGGCGGGCGTGCCCCTGCCTTCACCTGCTCTTTGGTCACGACTCTCGCTAGCACCTGGCCATCCGGCATCACGATCGTGTTGTTGATAGTAGTCGGCGCCTTGATGGCGGAGGACGGCGCAACGCTCGCGTCGTTCTTTACCCAGTACCCGCCGCGGCCGCTGCGAACAAAGTGTTCGCCCGCATGCGGATCGGTCGCGCTTTCCTTTGCTTTATTCTCATCCCAACCAGGCACCACAAAGGAACTACGACCGGCTCGCTTGCGTCCAGTCTTGGGATCGACCTTATTTGGCAGTAGCCAGTCAAGCGCGCTGAACAGAGCTTGGGTCGCACCATAAAGCACCAGCATGCCGGCAGCGACGCCACCGAGTGAGCCAGCAAGCGTCGCCAGGCCGGCAGCTCCTCCGGCACCAACACCGGGGAATAGTAATGCCCTCCCGATCGCAGCGAAGCCGCCTGACACGCCGGCGAGACCCGGGATACTCGTTGCCAGCGCAAGACCTCGAAAGCCAGCGGTCAGCAACAGGACGCTACCGCTGAAAGCCATGGCGGCGGACAGACCGATGAATCCAACTGCCAGTGCCCGCGTGAGCCCCGGATAGCTTTGGGTGAAGCTGGTCATCGCTTTCACCAGATCGATCAGAGACGTCAGACCTTTGATCGCGCTCGGCAGGATGCTGATGCCAAGCTCGACCATAAGGCCGTTGTACCGAGCCTGAAGCTCCGCAAATTTGCTGTTTGGATCGTTCTTATAGGCGTTGATCGTTTGGTCGACACCCATTGCATTCCGGGCAAGGTTCGAATCGCGCATGAGCTGCAAAACTTGGGTCGTCATGATGGATGCCTGGCCGGATGCAGTCCGGTTCGACAACATATCGTTCACGACCTTGATAATCGTGTTGTCGCTGACGTCAGCGCCGTACTTCTTTTGGATTGCAGGAATTACGAACTGCCGCAATGCGGACGCAGGGTCGGACTGAAGCAACGATGCAAAATCGCTGTTGAGTTCCAAGTGATTTCGCGTTTGCTTTTTACCCCCTACGCTGCCGATTGAGGTCTGCACGATCTTTCCCAGCCCCAAACTTGCCGCAACAGCTTGTGATGTCTTTGTACCGCGGCCGGCGATCAGGTTCTGGTACATGGACATCATGGCAGTTCCGGCGCGCGCTCCGCCCTGTTCCTGCAGCAGCAACGACATGTTCAAAATGCCGTCGTCGCTGAGACCTCGAAAAGCCGTTCCGCCCTGCTGGGAGAACTGGTCGAGATCGCGGAATTTCACAAATCCGCCGGAACCCGTCACCATGCGTTGCGCCAGATTCAGGTTTCGCATGAAAGTCGCCTCGTCATGCGTTCCACCGCGGCGGTCGATGAATTTCATCAGCGCGCGCGTGCTGCCCTCATCGAGGTGATCGAGCTTTCCGCCAAAAATCGAGCTGTTCGCCTTATTCAATAGTGCCAACTGCGGCGACAACCGCTTGGCGACGTCGAAACTGCCGAACAACCCCACCGATTCGGCCATGGTGCTCATCAGCTCTTTCGCCGAGACGCCCAGGACGTTGGCGCTGCGCGCGAACTGATCGGCCTGGCGGTTCACCGACTCACCCAAATTCATCGTCTTGAATTTGGTAAAAGCCAGTTCGTATTGGCGCGCGGCCTCAATCGGTGCTTTCAGCAGAGCCAGGCCACCGAAGCCGAGCGCAGCCATACCGCCGCCGACCAATGCCAGCTGCTTAATGTTCATCAGGCGCTTTTCCAACAGCGCCGCGTTCCCCTGGGCAGAAATGAAGCCCTTGTTGACGCTGCCGAGCTGAGAGGTGATCGCCGCCAGACCCGTGCTAACATTGTTTACCAGCGACAGTTTCACCGCGACTTTGTAGGCGTCGAACATGGAAATCCTATGAGTTTATTTACGCGCATCCACGAATGGGCTGCGGATCGATTTGATTCGGTGCAGTACCCGCGCGCGCGGCCTGTGCCGGCCGATCAGCGCACAGCCGACGCGGCTTCGACCCGGTTTTTCAAGTATTCGATGCCGGCGCCGATGCGAATCCTGTTGGCCTCGGTCAGCCTGATTGCGATAGTCGTCTGCGTGGCTGTCCTGCTTGTCATGCTGGTGGTCTTCAAGGCTGTGTTCTTCGGCTGACCATTACAGCGGGAGCATGGACGAGCCCGTGCCGTACAACATCCCCTTCACACCTGCCGCGCCCATGACCGCCTCGATGCGCTCCTGGCTTGTGATTGCTGCTGGACCCATGAAGGGGCGCGGCGGAATCTTGCGCGTGCCAAACTCTTGGTATGCGCCGATATCCGACTCGGTGCCGGACACCGCCTCGTTACCCTGGTGTTCATCCTTGATGCTGGCGTACAACCCGCCGGTCACCAACAACGGCGACTCGCCGACACCCATCGATTCATGATATTTCAGGGTGCTTTCAGCCAACGGCGCCCATGCCGGGAATGGCCCTACCTGTTCGAGATAGTGACCAAGTTCCGCCTTCGCGGCGGCTGTGATGATCTTGATCGCCTTGCCCAGGCCTTTTTCTGCTTCATGCTGCACAGCAATCTGCATGGCAGCAAGATGCAGCATGAACGACCCGATATCTTGAAACTCTCTCATGTCGGCTCTACCCACTTTCCGGTTTCGAACTCGAATTTGTCGCCGCTCAATTCGCGAAAGGTGATCGCGTATGCCTTACGCACGATGACGTCGACGCTATGCGCCACATCGAACGGAACCCCGTTTTTTATCAGGAAGCAGATTTCCTGAAATTCGGGATTCCGCGCTAGTTTTTTACCGCGTCACCCGCGCCGTCGTCACCGTCGTCCTGCTTGGCGATTTCAGTGAAGTGCTGCGAGAGGAGAGAAATACCCTCTTGACCCAGCTGGAGGATCAGGGCATTGAGCTCGCGCGGGGTCTTCGGACGCGGAACCGGCTCGCCGTTGATATCGACAACCCACATCATCGGCATGACCATCATCACGTAAGTCGTGTTCGCCGCAGCTTCAGCGCCGATCATCCGGACGAGCTCAAACTGTGCCAGCGGTCCTGGGTTCTTAATTCCTACCTTCAAGACGCCGCTGCCTAAAACGATTACCTGGTTTGCCTCTGCGACGATCTGGTCGGATGGCTTGATGATCTCAACTGTGGACATCGATTTTCCTTTATTGGTAAGCGCCAGCGGCAGAATCGCCGCCGTGCTTGGTTATTGAATCTTCGTGCGACGCGACGCGTGGAAATCGAGCTTGATCGTCACCGCCTTGTCAGCCGTTTTCGAGCCCAGGTCCTTCAGGTCGAGCGAGACTTTTTCATAGCGGAACTGAGTGATGCCGCCGTTCGGCTCCTGAATCGTTTCTTGAATCGTCCCGTATGGCGTGTTCACGCCGGCGTAGTAATTCGCTTCGATCTGCGCCCAGAAATCCTCGACCGCACTGTTGAAACGGTCGATGTCGATCGAGCCCTTCCATGGGCCCGGCGTCACCAGGTGCCGCGTCTCGCCGTCAAAACCTTGACGTTGATCGACGCGGTTTTCCGGGGCCGCTGAAAAGCCGGTGATGGCTGCTGGTGGAACATCAAGTGTCCCGCTCCCGGTCACGATGACAAGGCGAATATCTTTACCTACGGTTTGGCCGCCTACTGGCATTGATGCCTCCAAATTGAAAAGCCCCCCGAAGGCGGCTTGTTGTGGTTAAAAGGCGCTTACGCCGTGGCTGTGGAAACGCGGGCGACTTGGACCGACTGCCCGCCTTCCAGGTTGATCAGGAACTTCTCGACCACCGACAGGTACCGGACCTTCACGTCCATCTGCATGTAGCCGAGCGCGATGCGGTTCGGCGTGTTGTTCGTCAGGTCACAGATCGTCGAGAAGTCGTCGATCATGCCGAGGCCGGTACCGGAGGTGGATTGCTTCATACCGGCCAGGAAGGCATCGACCTGTGCCTTGGCGCCGGAGCGGGTCGGATCGTCCTTTTGAAGCGACTGCAACTTCCCGACGAACTTGCCCATGCCGGATGCCAGCGTGTAGGCAATGTAGTTCGTCATCCGGGTGTAGTTGTCGCCGTTGATCACGGCGTTGCTCGACGAGTTGTGTCCGAAGCGCGCGGCGAAGTAGTTGCCGCCCGGCGCCGGATTGGTGACCAGGTCGATACCCGCCTGCCCCAGTGCTTGCAGCTCAGCGGAGCTGTAGACGCGGTTCTGAATGGTGCGTTGCGTCGCGACGATGCCCTGAAGCTGTTTGTTCAGCGAGGATTGCTCAGGCGACAGGTTGGCAAGCAAGCCGGCCACGAAGCCCTGTGGCGAGATCAGGCGCGTCACACCGTTGACGGTGTCGAGAAAATAGACCCAGTCGCCGAACAGCGGCTTGAATGCATAGCTGTCGATGCCGGCGGTTGCCTTGGTCGACACGGCGTTCGCGATCGTGTCACCGGCGGGGCCGACGCCGATCATGTAGGTCCCCTCGGACAAGCCGTATGCGACCTGATTCGTCCATGTTGTCGAGTCGTCGCAGTCCGCCAGCAGCGCGATCGAGGATCCGGTGTTGCGCAGCGCGTACATGCCGGTGCGCGTGGTGGTGTCGACACCCACCAACACGCTGCCGGTGATCGTGGTAGCGCCGTCGGTGCCGCCAGAAAATGTCACTGTCGCCGGGGCCAGCGCCGCGGTTCCGGCGCCCGCAGTCGCGACCACGAGCTCGGACTTGCCGCGCAGCGCGCCATTCCCGTTGTTGATCGCGGCCGCCATGTTCACCCAGAGTGCATTGGCAGTGCCGGGGATATTGTCGAAGACTTCGGGCTGGAATCCTGGCAGCGCCAGCGTGATGCGCGAGGTGTTCGGCGCGCTGCCGGCGGCGAGCGTGGCCTGCAAGGCGTTGCCGGTAGTCCCGGTGTATTTTCCGGTCAGCGTGATGCAGCTGGTCTGCACAATGGTGCTGGCGGCGGCGTCGGTGCCGTCCGTTACGCGAACGAACCGGAAGTTCGCAGCGCCTTGCAGCACTGCGGCTGCCACTGCGGTGCCCATGTCGTACTTGCGGTTCTGGATCTGGCCATGAATGCGGGAATAATCAGCCATGGTGCCACCGATGGACGGCGAATTGACCGGGCCCCATGTCGCGGTGCCGACCACGCCGAGGATATTGGTCGGCACACCGTTCAGCAGCGCGACCTGCGGCGGTACGATTTGAACGTAGAGATCGGGGACGATCAATGCCGTCGTATTGATTTGACCCTGTTGGACAACTGGCATCGAAGCCTCCAAAGAAAAAGCCCCTTCAACGGGGCTTTAAATGAAAAAACCCCGCACAAGGCGGGGTTGGTGATGGGGTGCTGCGGTGCTACTTCGTCTTCGGCAGCTTCGTGACCGCTGCGACGTCCTGAGCGGTCACGCCAACCTTGATGACGTCATGCAGGTGCTCGCCGGCGACGATGGCGTCGACCGTTGTCGGATCGGTGATCTGTTCGCCCACCTGGTAGCCGGCAAAGGCGTGCTTCACAACAAGCTTCATGGTTTCCTCACGAATTGATGATGATCTGGCCGACTGGTGCACTATCCGGAAGCGGTACAACCGATACGCCGGTTTGCTCCGTCACGACTTGGGTGTCGGTCAAGGTCTCGGTTACCGCAAATTCGACGCTATACATGAAATCACGCCGGTACAGCCCCTGCTTTTGCTTGCCGTCGTCCTGCGCTGAACTGCGGTAGCGCACGATTCCCTGCGTGCCGTCCGGAAGCTCGAGGCGGTAGCTGCGCATCAGCGCCGCGTCGAGCAACTTCGCCAGCGGGTCGCGCTGGTCAAAGCAATTTGCCCAGATGGTGATCTGGAACGTCCTGTCGGTGCGCCGCAGCTCGCGGATGCTCGTCCCGAGCGTCCCGATGCGCGCCACCAGTGCATGCGCGTTCGGTACCGTCAGGACAGGGCCGGAGCTCGACGCCGCGCGCACCGCGCTGACCAGCGTCGCGAAGGCGGCGGCGATGCTGTTGAGCGTATCGGTCTCCTGAACTGCCAGGACGAACGGCACGCGGTCAGCCAGCACGGCGATGTTCTGGCCAGCGGCGGCCGCGCCGCTGAAAGTCACCCTTGACGGCGTGACCTCAAGCGTGATCGTGGCAGGCGTGATCGACAACTGCTGCCATTCCATGTTCCGGTACGGCAGCAGCTTTTCGGTCGGCAGCGGGAACACCGAGATGTTGACGACACCCGCCTGCAGGTCTTTCTGAATTTGGACCGCGTCAGGCCAGCCCTGGTAAATCTTCACCGGCGCCCCGGTGACCGAAGGCGCCGCCGTCCCGTTGGGGTAGACGATGCCGGCGATCAGCGCCACCAGCGTATTCGCGACGTCCGTGAAATCGGCCATTACAGATGTTCCTCTACCGTCGTCAAGCGCCAACCCATGTCCGTCTGTTCGGCGCCCTGCACTGCGTACCGGCGGCCGAGATCGTCCACCAGCATGTCGCTGGCGTTGATGATGATCGGGACCGACGCCGGCAGCAGGATCTGCCAGCCCACGTTCTTGGTTGCGCCCGGCAGGTCGGAGCCGGTGTTTTCCATGCGCCCCTTCAGCAGCACCGATGCCGGCCAGCCGAGCGCGCCCAGTTGGTCCTGCGCCTCGCCGGCGCAGTTGCCGCGATAGCCGCCGGCGCCGACCGTGCCGTCGTCAGGCATGCGCGTCAGGCGGACCCTGCGATTGCACTGCACGCACTGGATCGGCAGGTGCAGCTGCTGGCTCGCAATGAAGAAAATGCCCTGCGGACCCACCAGGTAGTCGCCGGCCTGCGTCACCCGTCCATCGAAGAGGCCCCACCAGACCGACACGCCGTATTTATTCGCCTTGCCGTACGTCATGTCCTCGGCGTTGTAGCTTGCCTTGAGCGTGGCGAACGGCGTGGCGAGTGGATCGCCGGCGCCGACGGGGCGATATTGCGTGTTGTCCAAGCCCAGGCGTAGCGCAGCCTTACCGTAGCCGGCGTAAATCTTGTTCTGGAGTTTTACGGCATCCATTACGCGCGCACCAAAGAGACGGACGCGCCACCACCACACAGCCCGGGGCCGGCGGCAAAGCCGATGAACCGGCACATCTCCATGCGAATGCGCTTGTACAAGGCAGATCGGTCTGCGATTTCGAGATCGTTGTGCACCCACACTGCCGCCTTCGACGTGTCGAGGTTGTCGCGAGACCCAAAAATGTCGTCCTCGAGCTCATTCAGGCGGGTCAGGAACTTATCGGTGAGCACCTGTTCCTCGCTGGCAGTCAAAGTCGTCAAGCGGGTGAACAGCGACATCGTCACCATGCCGAACGCCCCATAGACGATGTCGCTGTCGCCGGTGATCGGCATGGTCGTTCCGGCCACTTGGTATCCCATGTAGCGGCGTGTGTCGGTCAGTTGCGCGGCGGTCAGGGGCATAAATACTCTCTCTACGGAAAATGCTGTCGCCCCGAGGTTCGTTTAAGATAGTTCCCTCAGAAAAACAACAGGAAGCGACAATGACAAAAAACGTTAATGGCCGTGTAAGCCGAGCGCGCAACTATTACTCCCAGCTGTCTATCGAGGAAAAATTGCTATACGGTGCAACACTGTTTGTTGGTGCGGTCGCCATGCTATTGATTGGCTTTCTGGTGGTGGCAAAATTCCATGCGCCGCCCTATGGCATGAGTCAGCTCGGCCAAGTTGGTGATTATTTCGGGGGAATCTTGAACCCCGCGATCGGCCTCGTCACGATCATCGCGTTGTTCTTTACCATCAGAATGCAAAAAGATGAGCTACGAACCGCGAAAGAAGACCTCGCGGAGACTCGAAAAATTCTTGCCGCCCAGCAGGAAACAGCAAATCTGTCGCGGTTTGAAGCGACATTTTTTTCTCTCGTAAAATTTTATCTTGAGGTAGTGGCAGCTGCCCGCTCCGGAAAAAGTCAAGGGGCCGATGCGCTCAACAGTATCATTTACAACAACACCGGCGATTACCTGCTGGTCGATTTGGGCAATGATCATCCAGAGGCACGAGATCCAACATTTTCGTTCGCCAACCCAATGGCGCCGGATATGCTTCGACATGGCTACTTAAACGTACATTCGGCCTGGCAGAGCATCACAAATTTTCACTGGACTTCCGTCAACCCGGTCGCACTGACTCTCATTGAGCTCCTGCTTTGGCTGGAAGCGCAAGAAATTCCCGATCGGACCAAAGTCACATACAAAGGGATCATGAATTCGCGAATCGGGCATGCCGAGCGCCTCCTCACTCTTTACCATGTCGCGTTCAGTCAACAATCCTGGTCGGACTGGCCTCAGCTGAAAGCGAGCGGAGCGTTTTCTGATCTACGTTTTTCCCCGGCGGCTGAATTTCTTTTTTGCCAGCTTGATGAAGTTATTCGCGACCCGTCCGTTTTAGCTCCTCAGGTCTGAAATTTATCCAGTAGCGCGGCCAACTCGGTCTTCTTGGTCACACCGTCGGGGATGGCGATCTTCTTTTCGGCCAATGCGGCCTTGATCTGGTCCACGTTCATGCCGTCCGATGTCTTCTTGGTCACGCCGTCGGAGTCGAAGAGTTCGTGGACCGTCTCGTCGAACTCAGACTTGTTGATCAGCACGTAGTCGCCTTGAGACTCGTGCGACGGTTTGATTTTGATCGTTTCCGTCGAATCGCTCATTTTTTCTCACTCCTGAAAAGGCATAAGGAAACATCCGGGGCCGCAGCCCCGGATGATTTGAAGCAACACGGGTCTCGATTCAGCTATTAGCCGAGCAGAATCCCCATGTGTTCCGTCTTCACCGCTTTCACGCCCCATGCCATCGACACTTCGTATTGCATTTGACGATATTGGGCGTACATCGCGATTTCGAACGTCAGGCCGCTCACCGGGTCGGTCACCAGTTGGCGATCAACTGCACTGTCACCCTGCGGCGGCAGCGCCGGCGCGCGGGTTGCGAGCTGGATCGCCGAGCGGGCAAATGCCATGTTGCGCGTAGCAGCGGCGACCACGGTAATCGCTGTCGCTGCGGCAGGGATTGCCTTGCGCAGACCTGGTGCCGCCAGGGTGATGGTGCCGCCGTTGGAAGTGTCGGCGTCCCCGCTGCCCAGCAGATACTTGTTCGTGTCGCCGGCAAACGAGACAGCATCCCCGGCCAGCAACGTGCCAGTACCCGCAGATGCCAACGTGATCACTGTCGCGCCCACAGGGTAGCCGGTCGCATTCGTGGTCGCGCCCGAGCCGGTACCTGCGACCGAGGTCTTGATACCGGCCGATTCGCGAATCGCGAAACCGTGGATGTCCAGCAGCACACCGCGGCGCAGCAGCGAAGTGTCCGCTGCTTCATTCGCTTTGGTCAGCTGCGCCAGAGTGCGCATGGCGGCGCCCGCCGAGGTGTCGATGACCAGCTGCATGTCGGTCGGTGGTGCGCCGTTATCGGCCAGGATCTTGCGCATTTGTGCTGGATCGCCCAGATTGCTGGCGAACGGCGTGGTGCCGGCCGTACCGTAGGCACGCGACGCGAACGCGTGCAACGCCGCGAGGTCCGACTCAACCTCGTTGGTCAGCGTGCGCATAGCTTGCGCAACCTGGTCGCGGAAGATGATGTTGAACTTTGCCCCGTTGTTGTCCAGGCCGAGCTTTTCTTCGCCGTTCCACCGGATCGGCACGCGGCGCGCCTTGGTGATCGTCATGTTGATCGCGTTGACAGTTTGGTCGCCATCGTTCGGTGGCGTCACGGCCGGCGTGATATCGGTGGCGGTTGCTGCCCCAGTCACGGGGGACGAAACCACCTGACCTACCGCCGCCCGCGTGAATTGCATGTCGGACGAGACCGCCGGAATCAGCCCGACGAGCTCACGGGAAACGACGTCGGCCGCGTTATAGATCGTTGGGATCAGCCCGGTCAGGGTGTTGGCGCCGAGGATCATGCCCTGTCGTGCCATGTGGTTGTGCAAGTGGCAGAACGCGATCTCGGCCATGCCCGCGAAGAATCCGGCGATCGCGGCTGCGACGACGGTGTACAACTGAAGTGCTTTTTTCATGATTGAAGCGCCCATAAAAAAAGCCCGCAGAGAGCGGGCTTCGTAGTGCTTGAGGGAGCAATCAGTCGACCAGCGCTGTACCTGCATCCATGGCCGCCTTCTTGGCCACGGGGTCCAGTTGATCGAATTGACTGCGTTGCATTGTTTTGGCACCTTGCTGGCCCTTTAAGCCACCTGCGCCACCACCGCTACCGGCATTCCCGGCTGGGAACCAGTGCGGTGCCTTCTCTTTCATGCTGTCGAGCCATTCGGACGGGCTGAAGGGGCTCTTGCCATCCTTCCCCAGAACCGGCTGCCCATCGTCTCCCAGCTGTACGGCCTGGCCGTCCTGGTTGAGTTTGAACATGGCGCGCCCGCGAAACAGGGCGTCTTCGATCGCATGGGGATGCAGCCCGGCGGTCGTGGCTGCTGCGCGCAAGGCGTCATCCAGCACGCGGCCTTCGTAGGCGGTGGCGCGTTTTGCTTCTGCCGCCGCTACTTCCTGGGCTTCTTTAACCTGCCGGCCAAGCTCTGCACGCAGCTTTTCGGTGCGCGCTTCGATGACCTCGTTGATCTTCCCGTCAGCAATGAGCTTTGCTTCGGCATCGTTTTCCAGGCGGGCCAACATTTCCTTGGTCTTGACCGGGTCGATGCCGTCGTACTGCTTCATCTGCTCTTTGAGCTTCTTCTCGGCGCCGATCAGCTCGTCGTTCTTGGCCTTGAGGCCCCTCACGCTGTCGGCCACCGCGGCGTCGATCACAGCCTGGATTTCAGGAGTGATTACCGGCGCCGTGCCACCTCCACCACCGTCATCGGCGGCGTTGAAGCGGAAAAAGTTGATGAGCAGGTGTTTCAGGAGTTTGCTGATGGAAAGATGCATGATTTATCCCCTTGGGATGGTTGATGTTTGCGGCTTCGCCGCGCGGAAACGAAAAAGCCCGGCTTGACCGGGCTTGAGACTCAGGGTGCAGCACCGCCTGGCGGCGCTACGTGGATGGTTTCGACGTCTTGGACGGATCGGGCGCGCTCTTCAAACGAGCGGAGTCCTCCTCCTCCACTGTTCGGCTGGCGACAATGACCTCGCCCGCCTGAAGCTGCGCGAAATAGGTCTCGAAGCTGATCGAGCCGGTCTGGAGCGCGTTGGTAAGCGCCACCAAGTCGTCGGAAGACATCGGCATCGGAAAGAAATCGCGGTTGATCTCGAAACTGATCTCGCCGGGAATCTGCGCCCACTCGAAGAAGACGGCAAGCGCCCTTTTTATTCCCATGGACAGAGTCTGCGCTGTGCTAGCCAGCACCGAATTTTCTCCGGCCCGGTGAATACCGGCCGTTTCGGCTGCCTCCGCCGCCTTCTTCGGCGCCTCCAGCAATCGCGCGCCGAGTACAGCGAGCTGATTTTCTTTGCGCTCGAGGTTCTTTTCCAGTGCGTCGAGACCCTGACCAGTGAACTCAAGATAAGTCGCTTTGGCCTCAGGGCTCGGGAATATCCAAGCAGCCGCACTGCCGATATATAGCTTTTCAGGAGCCTCGCCGTTCGGGCCATTCTCAGCGGTGTAACCGCTGATCACCGGCGTTGGCAGGCCCGCGAAGTGGCACCCATGCTCATAGTCTGAACTGACCATGTAGTGCGCCAGGTTCATATCCACCAGATCGATCAATGGTGGCAGGTCACAGGCCGGCGTGAGGTCGTCGACGCCCATCACCCAGAACGGAATCTTGGTGAGGGATTTGCCGGACATGCTCGGGTAGACCGTGGGACCGATCTGGACATCCTTGTCCTTGCCGTCCTTGTCCTTCTGGACCTCAAACACGCGCACGCGGTAACGTACGGCGCCATCGGTGCCGGTCTCGAGGTCGAGCACGCGGTATTGCTCCACCGGCTTGTCTTCAAACTCGTCGACCGGGTCCAGTCGCTGCTCGACCAACACCACCATGGTGAGCTGATACGTGTTCTCTACCTTGGCGAACCGCCAGTTGATGATCGACTCGGCGCAATACATGGCCAGCGATGGCCGTAAATTCTGGCGCTTCGCATCCGCAAGCGTGCTGCCGGGCTTGGTTTCCGGGTAATCCGCGAAAAGGCCGACGCGCCCGACCGTAATCGCCTCCTCGCTGAGGGTCTTCGCCAGAACCGTCAGCGGCGTGCCGCTCAGCGTGACATCCGCGAGCAGCTCAGCACCCTTGTCTGGAACACTGATCGTCGGCGGTTTCCGAAAAAGCAGCCCAAGCATGGCCTCAATCGAGCGCCAGGTCGCGCCGAAGAACGGCGTACGCCTGACGAACGCCTTGTAGGCGGTATCGTCCTGATCTTTCAGGCGCGGCAGGTACTCCTCGCCAGCGGCATGGACGGCGCTCTGGCCAGCGGCAGCATCGCGGCAGCGTTTCCACGCCGGCGCCATCGCCACATAGTCAGGATGCTGATACTTGACGCCCATTACACTCCGCCTATGGTCACTCGTTGCATGGTGTTCTTCACAATCGGCCAGCGCTTCACCAGGAAGTAGCCGTTGGCGTCGTTCGGGTGGTCGTGGCCGCTCTTTTTGTCTGGCTGACCATCAGCCCCCCAGACCTGCTGTTCCAGTGCTTCGGTTGTCACCGGGCACCGGTCGGTATTGATTTTCCAGCGGCGTTCGCCGGCAGCGTTCAGGATCATCGCGTTGTAGGCGTTGACCCGATCCTTCACCGACGGATTGGACGGGTTCACCTCAACGGTGAAGCCGGCCTGCCGCAAGATCGAAAGGTCCGACTCGCTGGCATTCTTCGTGCTGGTGTTGCCACCGGAGGCGTCAGGGTAGATCGTGACATGGTGGCCCTTGTCCTTGAAATCTTCCTTGAGGATCTTGGCCATGGCCGGCGTGTCGCGCACCTTGGCGCGCTCATCGACCGTCAAAGGCTTGCCGTCTCGAACGACGTTGATGCAGGCGGTCATGTTCAGGACGTTGAAGTCCATTCCCACCTGGATCGGCTCGCGCTCCAGCAGCACTGCGTCGGTGTGGTTCAGCCTGCGGTCGAAGTCGGGATACACGCTTCCGCTGGCCAGGTTCACGAACAGGCCGCGCAGGTACGCCGATATCAACTGCGGCGGATACGAATCGAACAGCGACTGAATGTAGTCATCTGGCAGGTTCAGCTCGTTGTCGTAGGTACTCGCCTGAATCAAGCCGTACAGCCCCTGCAGGTGCGGCTTTTCGCGCAACGCCTTGACGAACTGGTCGTAGACGAACTTGAATCCCTCGGGTGTCGTCGTTACGTCGACGCCGTTGAGCAGCCCGTCTTCCTTGTACCGCATCCGCGCAATGATCTTGCGCCAGGCTGTCTGCGCCTTGACACGCGTCATCACGTCGAGCTCGTCGACCAGGCCATGTCCGATCTTGAAGCCGACGATGGTTTCCGGCTTCTCCATCGAGCGGCAGATGATCGTGCCGCGGTACCGCCGCCCCTCGAAGACGTCCACCTCGTGGTTCGCCTGCCTGACCTTTGTGCGCAGGCCCATGCCGAACGCGACCTCCTCCATCGTTGGATAGAAGATGTCCCGGATCTGCGGATAGGTCGGCGCGAAGTAGCCCTGATTCACACCAGGCCAGCGCCAGAAGTGCCGCGAGATGCCGGCGCAGCCGACGAACGTCTTGCCGGAGCCGAAGCCGGCCACGTATGCCTTGAACTTGTGCGGCAGCTGCAAAAAGGCAGTCTGCGGCACGTTCAGGTCAAAGCTGATTTTCCTCATTGGTTGGCTTCCGGGCGTCTTTCGTGACGAATGTCACCTCGACCGGGCCAGGCGGCTCGTCGTCGGGCTGCATCGCTTCCTTGTTGGCGCGCAGCAGGTTCATGCCGATCTCGCTCGAGCTGTTGGCGAGCTTGGTGAGCGTGCCGACGCCCTGCAGCGCACGCAGACTCTTGAGCGGGTCAACGTCGTCCACCAGGTCCAGCTGCTGGTTTGCGAGAAGAGAAAGGCGATGCGCTGTTGCGGCGCCGAGCTCGGCGGCCGACGCCAGGTGTTCGCTGGTGCTGCGTAGCTTCTGGGCCAAGTCTTGAACGATGTCCTGCTTGGCATAGGGCAGCGCGGCGATCTGCTTCCGAATGGCCTCCTGCTCGGCGTCGATCCTGGCCTTGTTCTTCGCCAGGTCTTTCAGTTGCTCGGTGCCACCTGTTTTTCCCTCGGCGCGCGGCTTGAGCCGGCGGCGCAGTGAGGATTCGTTGACTTTGAATTCGGCGGCGAGAGCGTTGATCGACTCGCCCTCCAGCACGTGGCGCCGCTCGATCTCAAGCCACTGCTCCGGCGTGAGTGCTGATTTGCGGCCCATGTTCCACCAATAGAAAAGCCGCCCATAGGCGGCTAAAAATACAAATTTAACGGATCAGTCGTTTTCGTTTTCCAAAATCTCAATATCGAAGACTTTGGAAACCGGCTTATTTGCATCGAACCAGACGCATAAGGCTCCTTTTTCTGGCCCCATCGCCATACCTGAGTAATTGCCGACCTTTTCAACCGTCATCTGTGGACCTCCGCTTTTCAAGCGAACAACATCCCCCTTTTTGATTTCAGCCATAACCCCTCCGATTATTGTTGGAGTTTAGATTATAGCCTCAGAGTGCCGCCGCCCGCGCCATCGAAAACCCGATATTCTGGGGAAGGAGTCAGGCCTTCTACGTCAGCGGCTGCCGGCCTTTACCCCGAGTGAACCGGCTATCGGGTGAACTCTCTCCATCCTGGTGCGCCAATCCAGTTAGAATTTGGCACCCACCAAAGGATTAAATAGGGGAAACACATGACTAAGACAGCAACCGTTAGTTGCAAGCAAATCAATGGCGTCGACAACTTCAGCGGCCAGTTCACCTACGATGATTGTGTTGCGCTTGTGAATCTCACCCCAGCGAAGGGAGATATCCAGCTCACAAATTTCCGAGCCGCGATGTCGGACACCGATCCTGAAATCCTGATGCTCTACCACGATCCAGAGAAAACGGAAGGACATTTCACGTTCAAGCGCGGGACCCTCAAACAGGCTGTACGTAACGTCCGCGACGCGCCCGAAGAGTGGGAATAAAAAAAGCCCGCGACCGTGTGACCGGCTGCGGGCGGAAGTCCAACCCGAGGGATGGAGGAGACGTATGGAGCGTCGACAGGGAATCGAACCCTGGTATTCAGCTTGGAAGGCTGCTGCTCTGCCACTGAGCTATGGACGCGATGATGGTTACTCGCCGGCTTCTTCTGCGGTGCCGGCAATGGCGGTCAAATGGCCGCCTGGAATCAGGCGATTCGCCTGCACTTCGGTGTTCAGCACGTCCCGCGCCCATGCCAGCGCCTTCGTTACGGTCTCGCGGCAACTATCCGCGTGGCCGAATTCGAACCCGTCGACCAGGATCTTGATGCCGCCGGCACCATCGGGCTGGATTGTGACGGTGCCGATTGTGGTGAGGTCGACATAGTCCACCTCGTGGCGGTTGAGGACAAGGCCTGACATGCATGCTCCTGGTGGTGATCGAAAAAATGGTTGCAGGGGCTGGATTCGAACCAGCGACCTTCAGGTTATGAGCCTGACGAGCTGCCGACTGCTCTACCCTGCGCCTGTTCTTGCCGGTGACAGCGTCCGGCGCGGTTTGGCTGCTCTGGCATCCGCTGATATCTGGTCTTCTGGTCCCAGAATGCAAAAAGCCCCGATCGGGGGGGCGATCAGGGCTTTGTGCAAAGCCGTTTTACATTTCTCTGGACGAGCGAAAACGGCCTGTGAGCGAAATTTACCCGAACAGCGTTCGCGTTGCAATATTTTTCTTGAGCCGTGGTTCCAAAATCGCAACGGCCTCGGCGTAGACGACCGCCAAATCGGCGTGGGGATAGTTCCATACCCTGGCCAAGCCGAACTTCTTCTTGAACGCCCACTGGTGGATCGGCCGCATGCCGTGCATCATCGCATCGGTCGCTTCCGCGATCTCGATATCGCGCTTGATCGCGGCAGCGTCGCTCTCGCTGGCCGTCCGGTCGCCACCCTTTATGCCCAGGTCCCGGTCGTTCAGGGTCATCCACCAGGCCCACCGGTCAAGGCAGAGTTCGCTGCCATCCTGCTGGCGCCAGTTGGCGGGCTCCGGTTTTTTCGCACGTTGTAGCATCGCAGTTCCCTCTCGTTCAATGTATTGCCGGCATCGTGTGCCGTGTTTTTTGCCTTTGCTGCAGGTGTCTCTGTCGAACACCTTGACGGCGAAAGCACAGCCTTTGCAGGTACGCGCCTCCTGCTCCAGCAGCTGCGCCAGCGGGTCGCGGTATTGCCAGTGGCGCAGGGTCATGGGATCGCGACTCCGCGCATGTCCAGGTGGAAGACCGGTGCGCCGCGACCGCCCCACAACTCAGCGTGATCGGCGTAGATGCGCGCGATCTCGCGGAACGTCGTGCAGCGCGCGCGGCCGCCGTACAGCTTGTTTTTGATGCGATGACGCCGGAGCTGGCGCGCGCGCAGGTTTGCGATTTTGTGCAAGTTGGTCATGCCATCGATTCCGCAAACAGCGATTCCTGCGGCTGCACCACCGCGAGCGGCGTGATGGTGACGATGACGCGGGCGCCGTGCTCGTCCGGCTCCATGCGCTCAGCGACGATCCGGCGGACCCACTTGTCGTCATCCATCGCCACGCCCTTGAGCGCGTCGAGCAGCACCTTGTTGGCGTTGTCCAGGTCGATGCAACGGACGGTGTCATCCCACACGGCACCGACCTGGCGCTGGCGCTTCTGCCAATCCTGCGGGCGTGCCGGATACAGGCGCACATCGATCTGCACGCGGCCGGTGATCGGCGCGCGCAGGCCGGCCGACTTGCAACGCCAGCCGACGTCCTGCTTGTAGGCATCGGCTTCCTTCGTGACGTAGGTGATCGCCATGGCCGGCCTGCCGTTCTTGGCCGGGATGATGCGCGTTGCCCAGTAGGCGTTCGCCGAGACTGGATACGGCAGGGTCAGCGTGATGGGCTTCATGGGTAAACTCCAATGGACAGTTGACGGTATGCGGAGAAACAATTTCGCGATCGTGAGGTGGTCAGGTACAGTGGTTGCTTCCCGGTCGATTCAGATCGGGATTTCCAAACAACAACAAGAAATGGAACCTCCAAATGTCTAAAAGCTGCTCCTTCTGCGAAACCTTCCGCCCCTGCTCGGCGGCTATCGATCTTCCCGATTTGTTCGACCCCAATCCGGCCGACGCATCCGAACTGGTGTTCGCGCGTTTGCACCCGAGTTGGCTGAAACCACACGAAGTCCCTTATGCGTGCATGGAGTGCAACGGGATGTACGTGCGCTACCTCGGGAAGACGGCTGAGTCGGAAGGCATCTGGTATCCGTTTCGCTCTCTGCATCGCGACACCCTTTAATGCCCGCACGGCAGCACGCCGCGCGCGTTGGTCTTGGCGCCGCAGCTGATGCAGATCAGCGTGCCGCCGTTGAGGGTTGCCGCAGCCATCACTGGCGCAGAACGCTCGAATTCTTGGGTGGCCGCGCCAACTGCAATGTTGAAGGCACGGATGCGGTGCTCAAACTCTGGCGTGGCACAAATCTCTGCCCAGCTCAAAAGGCGGTTCATACGTGCAGTCCTTCGGCCGGCGCGGTGTCCTTCGCCGGCGCCACGATCAGCATCCCGAACGGATCCGTGCCGATGTCTTGCGGCGTGCGCGCGTCGCCGGTGAACGGGTTGTACAGCCAGGCCACCTTGCCATGCCACTCACGGTACTGGCGCGCTTCCGATGGGTAGACCTCGCGCATGCCGTCCTTGGGGTCGAAGACCATCAGCGGCGGCATTGTTGCAATCCCGTCGCTCGCACGTTCTGCCTCACGCTTCCCGCCGAACAGGCGTTCAAAGTGGCACTTCGCGATGAATGCCGTGTGGCCTGCGCCGAAATCCACGAAGTAGCCGCCGGCTTCCGGGCGGTTGAAATAAAACCAGTCGGCTCCGACGTCGACGATCACGAGCTTGCTGTGCAGGTTCAGGACTTCCAGCTTGGTGTTGCGCATACCTTCCGGGTACACGTCGGTGATGCGGCCGGCCTGGACTACGCAACCGGTGCGGTATGGGGTCAGGTTATGTGTCATGGGGTCTGTTCCTTCATTTTCGTCAAAACTGCGTCTCTTCCCGGTGCGCCTGGCGTGCGCTCGATGACCGCCAGCATTGCCTGCGCCAAGTCCTTGCGCGGCGCTGTGGACCTGACCAGCCGCACGCAGTCGGCAAGCTTGGTCAGGTCGTAGCGGCCGCCGCGCTTCATGCCGCCCTATTCCTGCTGTCCCACATCCACCAGAAAACTTTCCCGGTAGCGGGTTGAGACTCCGCCGGCAGCACCAGGCAGGTCACAGACTTTGCGGTGGCGGACAGGACCAGATACCGGCGCCCGGTGCGCGTCACCAGCTCGTCGCCAGGCTCCGGCACAACGTCGTGCCAGGCGCTGACGCGAAACTTGACGCGGTCCCAGGCGCTTTTCATGGCGTGGTTACAGCGCCGCGATGTAGTCGATCGCCTGCTGCACCGTGCGGATCTTGTCGGCGGCTTCGTCGGTGATCTCGATTTCGAACTCGTCCTCGATCTGCATGATCAGTTCGACCTGGTCGAGTGAATCGCCGTCAAGGTCCTCGGCAAAGTTCGACGCCGGCGTCACGGATTCCGGCTCGCGGTTGAACTGCTCGGCGACGACGGTGATGACGCGCTGCTGGATGTTTTGATGTTTCAAAGCAATTCTCCTGTTGTGGGTGCTGCGGTTAAGTTTGGTTAAGCGCGGGCAGGCACCGACAGGTGCAGCCGCTTCAGGGGGTCAGGCGGCTGCGCCGGCCTGGTGAGAATTTCGGCCTGACGGAACTGCCCGACGGCACGGCTGATCTCGGTGTCCAGGCGCGTCAGCCAGGCGTTGACGGTGTTGTCGGTTGCAGCGTCGAACAGCAGGTCACTGCGCTGATGGCTGACGATGTCGCGCTGGATGGCGCGATAGACCTTCTCCCAGCGCTCGCTGCCGGCGTACAGCCGAATTCCGTTGCAGACGTCGAGCAGCCAGCTCAGGCGGTTGAGCTCCGCCGTCACGCGCTGCCAGTCGCCGGCGTCGGTGGCGATGTGGAAGGCGCAGACCCACTGCGTTCCTCCGGAGGTGCTGTTGCGGCAGGTGCCGGCGCACGGGCAGCCGTAGGCCGCGCATTTGCCGGTGTCGACGTCGTGGGTCATGCAGCCTCCCCGTGGTCAGGTTTCTGCTGTGCGCGCTTGCGGAGCTCGTCCTCGATCCTGGCGCGGTATTCGGCGTAGCTGTCCTTCGGGCGCGGCTGCATGCCCAACTCCCGGCCTTTGGCGTCGATTCCGGCATCGGTGCGCTTCCACGCGTTGTCGACCTTGGCCGCTGGCGGGTTGAGCTTGTCGGCAAGGATCGGGGCGAGGTAGTTCGGCGAAACGTCACCGGTCGGCTTGTAGCGACGGGCGTCTTCCATGGCCTCGGTCAGCAAGGCGTCGGTCACCTTCTCGTTCGCTCCCCACTCGATGGCAAGCGGGTGCGAGGCGGTCATGGGCCTGACGCCGAGGTTGCGCAGCAGCACCGCAATGGCGATATGCCGCTTCGGCTTTTCGGCGCTCTTCGGCAAAATCGAATCGTCTCGGTCCTTGGCCTGGGCATCGCTTACTGAGCTGGAGGTATGAGATGTCTTTATTGTTTTTATATCTCCTTCTCCATCTCCATCTCTATTGCGATCGGGTGGCGATAAATCTAGCTGTCGGGGGGCGACACTTTTTCCATCGGGGGGCGACGGAATATCTGATCGGGGGGCGACGTTATTTTTATCGGGGGGCGATCCCGCGAGGATGGCGATAATTTGCTTCTTGGTGAGCATTTCGGACTGCGGCGCGATGGACTGCAAATGGGCGCAAGCCTCGATAATCTGGGCCTTCACGGTCGATGCGTCGAACTCGGTACCCCATCGTTTGGAGTTGCCGATACCACCGGCTAAACGGCTCACAAGCTTGCCAATCCAACCCTCGAGTGCTTTCTCGGAAACCGTTGGGTGATACAGCAGACCATCGGAGCATTTCACCCAACCGTGCATCGCACCCGCGCGCACATTCTTCCAAGTACGGTCAATTTTTCCGCGCACCGAGTAGCCGGCCTGCTTCGCAATCCACTCGTCATTGTCCGGAATTGACCCTGCCGGTATCTGCTGCCAGGATGCGCACCACAGCAACATGGCAGCCCAACATGCTTCCGGGGAATAGCTCGAGGCCAGCTCTGAGCCTTTCAGGCGCACGACATCCAGGGGCATGAAGCGGTAGCCCGTGAGGTCGCAGTCGGCCGGAGTCAATGGGGTTGGTAATTCGGTCATGCAGCTACCTGTACGTCAGCCAGCAGCGTGGCGTCGCCTTGAATGCGTTGGCGCGCCATCTCTGCATAGGCAGGGTTGAGTTCGATGCCGATGCAGTCGCGCTGCAATCGGTCTGCGGCCAGGCCGGTGGTGCCGGCGCCGAAAAATGGGTCGAGCACCACACCGCCAACGGGACAGCCTGCCTTTATGCAAATGGTGGGGATCTCGAGTGGGAAGGTAGCGAAGTGCGCTTCCTTGAAAGATTGCGTGGCAATGCTCCAGACGCTGCGCTTATTGCGCACGCTCGGCATGATGGCCATGGCTTGGTCGAAACTGCCGTTGTTCTTGGTGCCGCTGCCAGCTTCCGCCAGCTTGCGCACGCGGCCGCGCTGGCGCTGCTCAGCGTCTGTACCATGGCCCCAGCCCACTCCGCGCCCTACAGCCTTCATCGGGCCATTGGTCTTGGCGCCGCCGTTGGCGCGTTCGCTGCCGATCTGGTTCTGGACGTCCTGAGACAGGCGGGCATGAGTATTCGGGGATACCGGCTCGCAGATGCCATCCTGATCGAAGAAATACCGCTCAGACTTGGTGAGCAGGAAAATGTATTCATGAGACTTGGTGCAGCGGTCGCGCACGCTTTCCGGCATGGGATTCGGCTTTGCCCAGACGATGTCCTGGCGCACGTACCAGCCCGCGTCTTGCATCGCTATGGCCACCCGATGCGGCATCATCATCAGGTCTTTTGGTTTCATGCCGCTGGCCGCCTTCATGTGGCGGGGCGTGATATTTCCGTGTTCCGCCTCTTTCGGCCAACGGGCATCACCCTTAGAGCCCCCGCCGCCGTGGGAATAGCTGTCGCCCATGTTCACCCAGCAGGTGCCATCGGGACGCAGGACGCGGCGCACTTCTTCGAACACTGCGACCAGATTCGCAATGAACGCCGCCGGCGACGGCTCAAGACCGAGCTGGCCGTCAACGCCATAGTCGCGCAGCCCCCAATACGGGGGAGACGTCACCACGCAGTTGACCGAATCACTCGGCAAAGTCCGAAGGATCTCGAGTGCGTCACCGACGAGGATTTGCACGGTCATTGCGCACGCCCCGCACGCTCGCAGGAATGCACCGACGCGGATGACAGCGGAGTCCTACGCAGCCGGGCAAAAAAAATCAGCATGACGCCCCCAGCAGATGACGCATGGACCAGGCCATAGGATTCATGGCGCCGGCGCGCTTCAATTTGGTCGGTAGCTTAAATTTGTCGGCCGGCCGCACGGTGCGGCGCACCGGTTCGTCATCGGACAGCGAATACACGTGGCGGCGCGGGTGCGACTTGTCGCAGGTGATAAATCCGATGTCGACCATGAACCAGATCGCCTTCCGGACGCCCGGCGCATTGGCTTTCGGATCGCCGAAGACATGAAGGGCAATCTCGTTCGACGTCAGAGACCCGTGCTCTCTCAGGGCGGCGAGGATTGCCTCGCGCAGGACTGGCGGGCGTGTCACTTGGCCATCCCCCTGCGCATCTCGACTTTGCTGACCAGGTACTTGGCGGCCATCTGCTCAATGGCGTACAGCTCGTCCTGGCTGATCATCAGCGCGTCGGCCGGCGCAACCTGCAGCCCGACTGCCGCCAGAAACAGCGTCAGTTCCGGCAGCTTGTCCGAGACGAGGCGGCTCACGGTGCTCGCGTGCACGCCCATGCAATCCGCTGCATGCGCCTGCTTCACCTCCGCAAGGCGCCGCAATATCTCGCTCTCGAGCTGTGCAGCGATCTTGCGGGTGCTTTCCAGCGTGCCGGGTGACACTGTGTCTGTGCTCATGAAGGCACCTTGTTTTTGATGAAAGGGAGCGCGTTCACGGCCATGCCACAATCGGGGCTCTCACACCGGCCGATATCGGTCACGAAAGGAACGCGCATGGAAAAGAAGAGCCAACCACCAGCGAAACCGCCGGCCGAATGGCAAATTGATGTGTTGTTCGGTCTCATAGAGGCTCAGCAGTGCGCCCTTGCGGCGCTAATTCGGACGCATCCAGATCCAGATGGCTTTGAGGCGAATTTCGATATGAATCTAGCCGCCGCTCAAGCGCGCTTGCTAGGTTCGGATAAGAGTGATCTCGCAGTTGCTGCACTGACTGATCGCTCCGCAGAGCTGAAAGGATGCCTATCGGGCCAATCGTCCGGTGTCGGCGCGGGATCAAGTATTTGGCGCGCTTTGAAAATGCGGCTATCGCCGAAATAATCCTTCGCACGGCGGTCATGGCATCACCTTGTCGGGATCGGGAGCCTCGATACCCTCGAACGCTTCCGGGTATGCGAGGCGCAGGTACTGAAGGCGAGCCTTGGGGATGCCGTTGACGCGCCATTCCGAAACGGACGCGGGCTTGATCTCAAAGATCTTCGCCACGGCATTTGTGCCGAACAGCCGATCAATCACCTGGTTTGCGAATTCATTCATGGAAGAGCCTCGATTGAGAAGTTACCCAATGTTAGGCATTCCTTATATTGATTGTCAAGGCATACCTAACTTAATAACTGTTAGGATTACCTAATGACAACACTTTCAGAACGACTTCAAATCGCACTTAATCGCGATCAAAGTCTGTCCCAGGCTGGTCTCGCAAAGGCTTGCGGCGTCAAGCCGCCTTCCGTAAGCGACTGGCTGACCGGAAAAACAAAAAAGATTGAGGGTGCCAATCTGTTGATGGCCGCGCAGTATCTGAGCGTCGATGCTTGGTGGTTGGCAACAGGGAAAGGGTCAATCGATCCGAACAAGCCGCAGATGAAGCTGGACGTCGGTGGTGAAATACAGCGGCACGCCGCGCACCAGTGCATCTTCCAGGCTGCGGTTGAGTTCGAAG